AAGGGATACCACAGCCACCGTACATCCGTTGACTGAACTTCGCTATACAGTGTCAGCAGCCGTTCCATTTCGTTTTCCCCACTTTATTTTCGCAGCTTGATTTCATGCTTTTATTATACTCTTATCAGATGATTTTTTCTGTGAAGTGGCACTTCACATGTGCAGCAAATTGTGATGTAACACTTCACAAAATTGCCTCAGAACACACAACCGCTAGGGGTGGCCCCGCCAAATTCTGAGCCACATTTTCATCATTTTCTCTATACAAATGAAAGTACATCTGTTAACTGAACCCCGCTGTACAGCGTCAGTAACTTTTTCACTTCGTTCTCACTCACATTATCGTGCTGTTCAATTTTATGGTTTTATTATACACCTGTCAGATAATTTTTCTGTGACCCAGCAGGTCACTTGTTCCTTAAAATGTGACCTACTGGGTCACATTTTGGCCTCAGAAGCCATCTCCGCTAGAGGGGAAAAACGAAAATTCTGACTTCTATGTTGGCTGCTCTTTTCGTTCTTCTTGATTCGTTTTTTCATAGGCCAGATAATAAAAGTACTCTTATGCGGGCATTCGAAAGGAAGATTTACTTATGTCCGTCAATTATGTTGCTTTGGGAAAACGTATTGGTTATTTCAGAATGCAGTGTGGCAATATCACCCAGGAAGCCTTAGCCTCTAAAATCAATCGCAGTCGTGAATTTCTGGCCAAAATTGAAAAAGGCACAGAACACCCCAGCGTTGCCACTCTGGTCGATATTGCCGACGCCCTCTGCATTTCCGTTGATGATTTGTTGATAGACAGTCTTCACTATTCCGTTTCAACTTCCAACACCGAATTGCATCGTCTGTTATTGGACTGCAACGAAACTGAGCAGGAAATCATTATCCGCACGGCGAAGGAGTTAAAGGCCACTCTTGTCAGCCTAGGAATTTAACATCCATCCGTATTAAAATCACAAAATAAAAAGGCCCGCATAAGCCGCAGACGCACCCTCGAATCATCTTGGGTGCTGTCTGTGGTTTATGCGGGTTTGCCTAATTCATTTCGGAAATGTTACATAAACTCCTTTTACAATTTCTCTTGCCTCTATACCGTCTTGTTCATCCTCCATCAAAATATTGATTTTTTCTCTGCTCAACCTTGTAATTATATATCCATCATCGCATTTATACGTTTTATAGCCATATACCATAAATACAGGACTCGTTTGCATACCATTACTAAAAATGAAAGTAATTCCTACAAACACAAAAATAATCGCTGCCATCCAAATTCCATAATCGGAAAATGCTGTAGGCAAAATCACTGTTAGTATATTAGCAGTTAAAAAGCCAAAATTCTCTATAACAGCATTTTCTTCCACTTTTTTCTTAATTCTCGTATTATTCCTTTGCCGCATAAACTGTCGGACATAAAAAAGTGAAAAAGCAATAAGTATAACTAAACCACACCACACAAATTTATTTTCGGAAAAAATCAAACTTGCTTTCTCCGCTATTGATTTACTTTCTATAGTTTTTACGCTTTTCCAGCCATTAAAAACACTCACACCAAGAAGAAAAACGTACACAATACAATACGAAGAAATATACAGCATCCATTTTGACAGGTTCGTCATCATTATCTATAAATATAGCCTCCTTGCATTATAAAGAATCTTCAGTTTTAGAAACGCCTATTCTCTCTGCCAAAAGTGATTTGAAGTAGGCATCTGACATCAGATTGACAATATGGTATAGCTGTGATTTTTCTCTGTAGATCAACTTTCCATTTTCGTCAAACTCAATATCCAGTCCAAGATCTTTCACAATTCCTTCCACTTTATCATAATTATCAAAGAATAGTGGCAGTCTTCCTTTACTCATGATATTAGTGAATCTCTTCATGATTCTAACATCTCTACTGCAATCATCCGCAAATTGTTCAATATTCACAAGTACACCTTGTGTCAAAATTGCTCCCATTGCTTCATCTGTTTTAGCTTTATACGCATCTCTATAGTTAAAAATTCTTTCCAAGGAGATATGGTTTAAAATCACTAATGAGTCTTCGCATAATACCATATCCACATCTTCATCAAGCCCAAGGAAGTCACTTTCCATTTCAACCAGTTCATCGTTAATAAAGTGTGTAAGTAATCCACTTCGAAGCTTTTTCATCTTAGAAAACTGGCGCAGAAGATATACGCATTTTCCTTCATATACAACTCTCAAACAGTAGAAACTCACTTTATCAATTTGAAGATTTTCTATTTCTTTACAGACTTTTCCATCATCAAGAGTTTTTACAAAAGTTCCTACATCTGTAACACTTTCCTTGTTGAGAATTTCAATTTCCTCATCTGCTACTCCAATAGGATTAAAATCCACCAAGCGATTTATTTTAAACTGGTTCTTCAACTTTGGAAGCACCATTTTCAAAATTTTCTTTTGAAGTTCAGCACTTATCATTGGCTGAAAAGATCGAAATCTCACGTCACTCATTAATTTTTGAACGAAGTAAAGACTCAATATATTTTCCGGTTCATTTGCAATAATCTTTTCGAAATAGTCTATATATTCTACGTTTGTCATATTTATCATCACCCGTTTCTCATAGATTTTTTATTTTACTAATGATAGTTGCTGTCACTTTTTCTTCACCATGCAGCGTTTCTTAAAGAACGAAATGCCATAGCAAAGAATCTGATCATAGTCGTCCTCATACTCCTTTGCGTACATCCTATCATCAATTTGCTGCAAAGCCGTATCGCACTCACTCTCCAGATTTTCCAATACCTTCGTGTACTTTGCTTCAAAGATTGCAACGCGAGCATTGATGGAATCGTAAACAACCACATCGCTTCGGCCTTCTCCATGCTCCTTGTTGGAGTCTACCATATATCCAGCACCTGTAAAAATGCCCGCAAGGAAAGCGTGATAGAAGTCTTCCCGATAGTCATGGTAGCTGATGGTACGCCGGAGCAATACATTCATCTCTTTCGTAATGCCATCGCTGTCACCGTTCCAGACCGCATCAAACAGCGCGTTTCGATTCCACTTCTTCGTACTGTCATCGAACCATTTGATGACTGTCGTTTCAAAAATCTCTTTGATTTCTGCATTCGGAATCATAAGGGCAACCATGCCATCCGGCAACTCACCCTTATAATCTTCTTCACGCGCCTTGGTTAAGTACCCTGTCAGGTACAGCGTACTCCAAAGATTGTCTTCTGAGGAATGCAGATAATCATAGGTCAGGTTTTCATCTACACGCTGAACGATGCAGCCACCAGCCATCAGCGTTTCAAGTTTATTTGTGATGGTACTGCCTGCATAGTCAATAAAGGAACGAATGATGGCATTATCGCTGGTGTTCTTCCAGTAGCTGATAGGCTTAGCTTTCGGATTGCGCTGCAGTTCCAGCATGTAATTCATTACGTCCCACGGGCAGTAAACATCAAAGGCTCCGAAATGGTATCCATCATACCATTTTTTGATGTTCTCAGCCTGCGTTGTCAAGTCAGCATCCTTTAGCAGCAGGTCGACCTCACTCTGTACAAATCCGAAATACTCGTTCAGCCGAGAATTTGTGATAGTATCCGATACAAAATTGTTGGTTCCTGTAAAGATACTCTCTTTCGCAATCTTCAAGCAACCTGTAACAACTGCAAAACGAAGGGCTTGATTGTCTTTCAGTGCTTGCATCAGGCCTTTCATGACATCGAGCATTTCATCATAATAACCGTTGTTGTTTGCTTTTGCTACGGGTACATCATACTCGTCTATAAGAAGAATTACAGGCTTTTCATAATAACTTTGCATCATCGTTGTCAAAAGCATAAGGCTGCTCTTAACTTCTTTTATGGAGCCACTGCCATGTGCAAGATGCTCAAACGCTGTTTTTTGGAACTCTGTAGCATTTTCACTATCAAGCAAATAAAGATGTTTATTGTACAAATCTGCTATCACCATTGTAAGCATATCGTATGCCCCGGTGAAATTCAGTCCATCTACTTGTCGAAATGAAACAAAAATTGTCGGATACTGGTTCATCCACTCAACGCACAATGCTTGGTTTTCTGTAATTTCCAGTCCCTCAAACAGTTTTCTGCTGTCTTTGCGGATGTCAAAGAAGTTTTCCAGCATACTCATGCCCAATGTCTTACCGAAGCGTCGGGGACGAGTGATAAGCGTTACTTTCGTTCCTGTTCTACTGAGCAGTTCTCCAATCAGTCCCGATTTATCAATATAGTAATACCCATTTTTTCGAATTTCTTCAAAGTCCGAAACTCCAACGGGAATATTCATTTCTTTCATCTCTGCTGCTCCTTTCGCGTAGCCATGCACAGACTTTTCCTTGCTCTTATGATACCATGAATCTCGTGTTCTTACAAGAAAAACTCTGCTTACAGCAGTGATTTCGACTACAACTCATTCTGCATAGCCTGCTAGCACATCTTCAAATGTAAAACGAATTTTCACACGCTCATCGTTGAAAACCTCAATGCGGTCAATAAAGGTTTCCACCACATTCTGTGATAAGCGCATCACATCGCCTGCTTCTTCTGCTGCACTTACGACAGTCTGCAAATTATCAGCATCTTTCCTTACTGGCAGGAAAATTTGATTTTTCTCGGCACGAAGTCGTTGAATCTGCTCCATTCGTTCATCTTCTTGCGCTCTGTAGGCGTCTCTCTGCCGGACGAATTCTTCCTTGCTTATATTTCCGTCGGCGTATTGCTCATACAGTGCAATGCGCTGTTTTACGATCTCTGCCTTTTCTGCACTCAGCTTTTCTTCCTGCCGTTCCAGTGCGGAAAAGCAAATCAACGCTTTGCGTTCCCGTTCGTGCAGGATTTCCAGTACATGCTCCGCCTGCTTTATCTGCACTGTCAGTGCGTTTCGGACAATCTCTTCCAGCAATTCCTCAGAGATCGGGATTCGCTTGCAGGGACTGTCCACCGCTGTGGCTGAGAATCTGCAGTTAAACGAGGGGCCAAGCTTCTTGAGAACACGATATTTCATCAGTTTCTGGCAGTAGCCGCAGTAGACCTTGCCTTTCAAGGGATACTGGCGTTTTGTGTAGTTCCCGGCCTGGTGCTTCCCATGCTGCAGCATGATGACCATTTGTGCCTGTTCAAATTCCTCCGGGGTCACAATGGCGGCATGGCTATCCTCAATTCGTACCTGCTGTTCCAAAGGAGCGCGCAGAACCCGATGCTTACAGGGAACCGGCATAATGAATTTCGCGCCCACATAGGTTCCCTTATACTTCTCATTTTTCAGAACATGGTAAACCGTTCCACTTGTCCAATGGCTGCGCTGCAGATCCCATGCTTTCTGCTCACTGTACACATGGTTTTCCGCCACATGATATGCTGCCGGGGTCGGGATCTGCTTTTCATTCAGGATTTTGGCGATGGTGCCTGTTCTGTTGCCCTGCAATGCCAGTTCAAAGATCAACCGCACATATCGACTGGCTACCGGGTCGAGGATCAGCTTATGGCAATCGTTCGGGTCCGGCAGAAATCCAAACGGGCGGTATCCTCCGAGATACATTCCTTTTTTCTGCATCACATGGTCTGCTGCTGCGATTTTAGCGGAGAGGTCCCGGCTGTAGGATGCGTTGATGATGTTCTTGATGGCTACTTCCAGTCCGCGCACATCGTTCCCAGCCTGCATTCCACTGTCATACTCATCGTTGACAGAGATAAAGCGAACGCCCAGCAGCGGGAAGATGCGCTCCATATAATCGCCTGCCTCAATGTAATCACGGGCAAACCGTGAAAAGTCCTTTACGATGATTGTTTTTATCTTGCCATCCTGTGCGTCCTGAATCAGCTGCTGGAACGCCGGGCGGCTTGTGGATGTGCCGGAATAGCCATCATCCACATACTCCTGTCGCGGCTCTGCAGCCAGTTCCGGGCGAGCCATGATGTACCCCTCTACCAGTCCGCGCTGACCCTGAATGCTGTTGCTCTCAGCCTTATCTGTTCCCACATCCTCGTCCGCAAAGGAAAGTCGATAATAGGTTCCGATCATCTGCTGCTCACCGCCCTTCAAACGGATAAATCAATTCTGTCTTTACAATTTCCGCTGCACGATTTTCCAGATTACTCATGCGGCGTACCCATTCCATCTGATTTTCTTCTTTCAGTTTTTCCGAAATGCCCTCCCGTTGGCTCATCTGCTCAATCAAAACCTCATATCGTTCTGCTGCATGCTCTTCCACGTCTGCCAAAACAGCATCCAGTTTTCCACTCAGCAGCAGGCTCTGATAATAGGCTGGTTTTCGTAGTTTCAGGTACGCCTTGTGCAGCATTCCCCATCGGCCAATCGGACGAGTCCGTGGCAGTTTCAAGGCTGGCAGGTAACAATTTCCAACTAAGGAATATTCCATCCCTGTCCGGGCATCGTAGATTTTCTCTTTCATTGCTTTGTTCTCCTTTTTCGTTAGAACGAAAATTCCGTGCAAGTGATTTTCTCGCGGTCCACTTCAATTTTCTTTACATACTGCTGTAGATTGTCTGCCGTCAAAAGCACCTCTGTGTTGTCTGCGATTTGCTTTTTCTGCCGCAGTTCTTCTTGAACAACTACCAGTTCTTTCTCGTTTTCAGCTTTTGTCTGTCTGAATGCCTCAATTTCATTCTCTGCATCCTGCTTCAATTCCAAGAACTTTTCTTTTGAAATTTTTCCAAGGACATACTGCTCGTAGCCGCTGCGCTTCTGTGATTCCAGTCGAACGATATTGCCTGACGCCTGTTCAATTTCACGTTTTGTAGCTATTTCTTTTGATTGGAGTTTGCTTTTTCCAGAGCTTTTCCGTACCAGCTTCTGCAAATCACGGTGTTCTTCCATCCGCTGGTGCAACTCCTTGTTAATGCCATTCCAGAGGTCTTTCTCTGAAATTGAAACATGGCAAGATGCACAGTAAAAATACAGCGAACCATCGCTTTGCCAATGACAAAACAGCTTTTCTCCGCACTCTTTGCAAAATATCCGGCCTTTGAAAATGTTCGGATTACTTTCTCTGCGCTGTCTGCACCACTTTTTCCGTTCCTCCCTGACCGCTTGCTCGGCTTCCCGCAATGCAGAAACTTCATCAAACAATTCCCAACTGATGATTGCCGGATGGCTGTCCGGCACCATCCGCCAGCTTTCCCGTGGATTCCGCCCGATTTTCCGATACGTTTCATCATAAGCGATGCGGTTATAGACCATTGTTCCTGTGTAGATTGGATTTTCCAGCACCTTTGTCACGAAAACGGTCTGCCATGCTGGGTCCTTTACCCGCAAGGTGTTTTTCAGGTATCCCAGCTGACAGCGGCGTGTAAAAGGTGTCGGGATTCCCTGCGCAGACAGCTTTTTTGCAATCTCGCGCTCTTTCATACCGGATTTCTTCCAGAGAAAAATCCGAACTACCACATCGCTGACTTCCTCGTCCAGAATCAAATGATTCTGCTGATTTCTCTTGTAACCGAACGGAACAGGCGTATAGATTTCTCCTCGTGCTTCCTTGGAACGAAAGCACGACTGAATCTTCTTGGACAGGTCTTTCGAGTACATTTCATTGATCATGCTCTTGATCGGCACCAGCATCCCGTCCCGACTCTGGCTGTTCAGGCTATCATAATTATCATTGATGGCGATAACTCTTACGCCAAACAGTGGAAACACCTGTTCCAGATACTGACCTGTTTCCACGAAATTACGGCCCAGTCGGGAGAAGTCCTTTACCACAATGCAGTTGACTTTCCGCTCCTGCAGTGCTTTCAGCAGCCGTTCAAATTCCGGGCGGTCAAAGTTCATCCCTGTACACCGCTTGTCCGCAAATACATCCAGCAGCATCAAATCATCCCGGTGATTGATGTACTCCTTGATATAGGAAATCTGCACTTCCAGTGATTCCGTATTCCGAAGCACATCATCGAAATCAGACAATCGTGCGTAAATTGCGGTTTTCCAGATACGGTGCTGTGCGTTCTCGGCCTCCCGCTGCGCCGCACTTACTTTCTTGCTTACTCTTGCCATAAATCACGACCTTCTTTCAAGCTGACACTTCATGCTGCTTTTGGTGCAATTCCTCCAGCAGGTCTGCAATTTCATCCTGGAATCGGAACGTAATTTCCACCCGATTGCCCTCATAGACTTCGATTTTCTCAATCAATTCGACAATCATCGGGCGGGTGATTTCTTCCAATTTTCGATACTTACGGTACACGTCCAGAAATGGATACGCATTCGGGGCAGTCTGTAAATTTTGCTGTTCCGCCTCCAGTTCCTCAATTTTGCGGTCATACTCTTCGATTCGCTTGCTGTACAGTTCGTTGTAGTTCAGGAAATCCTCCCGTGTGAGGATTTCGTCTGCATAATCCCCATACAGTTTTTCCTTAATGCCCTGTGTATGGGTCTTTTCTGCAGTCAGCTGCCGAATCTGCCGTTCAATGCGCCGCACACGGTAGGGTTCCTGCTGGGCCTGCCGGATGCTTTCCACAAATTCTGCTTCCTCCATCACAATCTGGATCTGCATCTGGAGCGCATTCCGCACAATGTTATAGAGCTTTTCATCCCGTAGGTTATGGCTCGTGCAGCTGCCTTTGTTCTGTTTGCTGCCGGAGCACTGATAATAGATGTACCGCTTTCTTTTATAGCTGGCCGACCTGCGTACCAGCCGACTGCCGCAGTCCCCACAGTAGAGAAAGCCTGCAAACAGGGCCACCGTTTCGGCATCGTTTGGCCTGCGGGTTTCGGTTTCCAGAATCCGCTGCACCAGTTCAAACTGCTCTGCCGGAATGATTGCTTCATGAGTGTTGTCCACGATTACCCAGTCCCGCATCGGCACATTCATTTTCTTTTTGGAGCGATAATCCAGTCGCCGGGTCTTTCCCTGCACCAGCTTCCCGATATAGACCTCGTTGTGCAGAATGCGGTCCACTGCCTTGGCAGACCACGGCGGCTCATCGCTCTTGCGGAAATGCAGGCTCAGCTTTGCACCGCTCTGCAGCTTTCGCGCAGCCGGGGACGGCACCTTTTTCGCATTCAATCGGTCTGCGATGCTCTGATTATTCATGCCACTGATCTTCCAGCGGAAAATATCTTGCACTGTTTCCGCTGCCAGTTCGTCCACGATCAGCTTGGTATGATTGCTGGGGTCCTTCTGGTACCCATAGGTTGCAAAACTTCCCACAAAATCGCCGCGCTTCCGCTTTACCGCAAGCTGACTCTTGATTTTGACGGAAATATCCCGACAGTAGGCATCATTGAGCAAATTTCGCATCGGGACCATGATGGAATCGCTGGTCTTCCACGTAGATTGGCTGTCATAATTATCCGTCACTGCAATCAGCCGGACCCGCATGACCGGGAAAATACGTTCCAGATAACGCCCCACTTCAATGTAATTTCGACCGAAACGGGACAAATCTTCTTGTGTCAAGTAGGGACTAAAAAATTTTTGAGAATTTACAAGCCGTTCATAGGTGGACAACCACCCGTGAACGGCTTGCGTTTTCTCTATGCTCTTGTGCCGTTCTTTGTGCGACGCTTCTTATACGCCGCCGCAAATGCCTCCATCATCGGAGTGACCGGAAGCTCGTTGTCAGGCTTGGACAGATACTCGAACCGGATGCCGTTCTCCCGGAACTTTCGCTCAAACCTCATGAAAGAGGAAGTGTCCCGGCTGATTCGCGAGGTGTCGCGGGTGAGGATCGTACCGATGTCCTGACGCTTTGCTTCATTCAGCAGGAAGTTCATGATACCTTCCGTATGGACGCCGGAGATGCCGTCTGCCGCCACAGCAGCAGCCACCTCATAGCCTTTGTCCTTCGCATAGCGTTCCAGCTCTTCCCGCTGGTCTGCTGCCGCAAGCTGATCCGCACAGGCAACGCGGATATAAAGAAATACTTTCATTTGGTTTCTCCTTCTGAGGTAGTGAGGAAGTCCTTGACCTTCCAGACGATTTCTATGTTGTCAAGATCGTAAATGTAGACCGCAGAAATGAATGCGTGGGTCAGCTCATAGGTCAGAGCTTTGCAGTCGGCGTACTGTTCGCAGACCGCATCCAGCTTTTCATCTGAACAGGCGGTCTCGGAGTCAAGCTCCTTCATCCGCTCGTGACTGCGCTGGATTGCTCCATCGTTTTCAGCAATCTTCACATCCGCTGCCGCCTTCTGCTGAATGTACGCCTCCTTCGTGATGCTTCCGGCTGCATACTTCTCGTAGAGCCTCAGCTTGGACGCCTTGTGCTGCTCGTTCTGCTTTTGCAGAGTGCGGATTTTATCAGCACATTCCTTGATGGCAGATTTCCGCAGATCACCGACTTCGCGGTTCTGTATTGCTTCCTTCTGTGCCAAAGCAAGAAACTGAGTAAGGGCATGGAAGACAACCTTCTCAATATCCATTTCCGGAAAGCTCCTGCCAACCGGACAGTCTGTGTTTCCGTTGTTGACCGAGTGAATGCACTGGAAGTATCGAATGCCAGCCTTGTTCTTTCGGCGTGTCATAGCACGTTTACAGTTACCGCAGCGGACGAGTCCCTTGAGCGGATAGTCATGCTGCTTGCGCGTGGGATTCCGTCCTCCGCCTCGAATGACCTTCTGAGCAAGCTCAAAGTCTTCCTTGCTGATAATAGCTTCATGCGTTCCTTCTACGATAATCGGCTCATTGACAACACGCTTTTTTGAGCCGACACCGCAGGACTTCATTTTGCGGCTGACCAGTGTTCCGGTGTAAACAAGGTTCTTGAGAATGTTATAGACCATCACGGTTTCCCAACTGATTTTCTCGCTCATGTTACTGAACTTCTTCTTGTCGGGATGCTTGCTCTTGAAGTATTGCCCCGGCGTCGGGATGCCTTCATCATTCAGGCTGCGGGCGATCCGAGAGGTGTTGCTGCCTTCCAGCGCCTCGCGGAAAATACGACGGATCACATCAGCCGCCTCCGGGTCTACGGCAAGTTTGTTCCGAATGGTGGGATGCAGGACGTAGCCGTATGGGGCGTAGCCACCGACATACTTGCCCTGCTTCATCATCTGGATTTTTGCCGATGTGGTCTTTACGGAAAGGTCTTTGCTGTATGCGGCGTAGATGATGCTGCGCATAACCACTTCCAGACCGCCCGTTGTGCCTTTGTAATCGTCGCTGTCATAGCCGTCGTTGATGGAAATAAAGCGGACGCCCATGAATGGAAAAGTGCATTCCAGATAGTTTCCCGTTTCAATGTAGTCACGAGAAAAGCGGGAAAAGTCTTTGACGCAGATCAGATCGATTTCGCCGCGCTTGACCTTCTCCATCATCTGCGTGAACTGAGGACGGTGAAAGTTCGTGCCGGTATAACCGTCATCCGCA